GCACTACGATCTTCCCGTCTGGTGTGCTTGTGGCCGCCTTGTCACCTTTCCGGGCGAGACTCGTTGTGAGGACTGTTGGGCCGACGATCAACAACGTCGCAAATTGGGTCGCAACGGCAAGTCGCAGCGCGTCTTGAATGTTCCCACCGCGCGACTGTCTGATCCCGGAGTGCAACATGCCCGTATCCCTTTCCAAGTTGAGTCAAATCGTCCACTCGGCTGACATCAAGGCCGGGGACGTGATCGGCTTCTCGGGCTGTACCTGGATCGGCACCATTATCAACATCGGCACCTACGGAGTTCCGGGTTGGGGCATCAGCCATGTCGGGATCATGGGCCACGCCGCAGATGGCCGGCTGTTGCTGTTCGAGAGCACGACCCTGGAGCAGATGCCGTGCGAGATCGCAGGGAAGTGTTTCGACGGGACGCAGGCGCATGATCTCGACAAGATCGTCAAGGTCTACGACGGCAAGGTCTGGCATTACCCGCTCTATCGGCCACTTTATGCCTGCGAGGACAAGCGACTGACCGAGTTCCTGATGGCGACCATTCATACGCCCTATGACGCGATGGGGGCGTTCCGTTCGGCCGGCGTCGGGTTCTCGTGGCTTGAATCGTGCCTCCGCGAGCAAGAGCTACACCACATCTTTTGCTCGGAGTGGGTGGCTGCCGCCTACGCGGATGTCGGTCTCATGCCGACTGCCAATGCGGCGCGTTGGAATCCGAACCATCTGTGCCGGACACTGCGACGCAAGGAACTGGTGCTCAAACCGCGGAGGTTGCGATGAAACGGATCGTCCTGGCCGCGATGCTGGTGGTGACGGTCGTCGGGTGCGAGTCGCCGGGCGTTTCTCCCCTGCCAGTGTTGCGCGAACGACCTACCGTGAACCTGCCTTTGGAAATGCGGCAGCGGAATTGGCAGGGGCCGGAGGGCCAAGGCTCTTGTACCTGGGCCACGATGGTGTCCCTGCTGCGTTGGCAGGGCCGGTACTATACGGCCGATTGGGTGCGGCGCAACTGCGGCGATGGCGAGTGGCCGGACAACATGGCCGAGAGGCTCGATCAGGCCCACGTTCGCTACGCCTACGTCACCAATGGCGACGTGAAGTTCCTGGAGTGGGCGTGCCGCACGCGACGGGGCTGCGGTATTACGGTCAACGGCGGCCAACACATGGTAGCCCTGGTGCATCTCGACGCCAAGTGGGCCGCTATCTTGGACAACAATGCCGTCGAGAAGTACATCTGGGTCCCGCGTGAGACGCTGATTGCCGAGTGGAAGGCAAGCTACGGGTGGGCGATCGCCCCAATCTACACTCCGGCGGCTCCGCTTCCACAATAACGTCCATGTTTTTTCACAAGCGAGGAAAGCGATGAACAAGTTACTGCTGTGCGTACTGTGTGTGCTCGCCCTCTTCACGGCTGTGGCCCCGTGCTTCGCGGATACGGTGAACGGCGTCCTGGCCGAAGAGCGCGTGGTCAGCCTGCCCAACGATCAGGGCAAGTGGTACATCAGTGTCGTCGGGGACACGAACGACGCAAGGTACAAGGAAATCCTCGGCTGGTTCGAGAGCAGTGCGAGCCTGGCCAACCTGAAAAGTCACGTCCACTTCTGTCCCGTGACGGCCAATACCGCGATCTACGTGGAGCGATACGCCTCCAACGTCAAGGGATTGCCGACCGTGCGGATGCAGAAACCCGATGGCACCGTGGTCTACGAGGCGGCCGGAAACGACATTCCCATGACGGCCGGCGGCCTGAACGGCGCCTTGGCGGCGGCGGTCAATGCGATCCGAGGGCTGCGACCGGTCCTGCCGTGGCGGCGCGATGCGGACAACCGCCTGAAGAATCTGGAGCGGCCAAAGCCTCAGCCGCAGCCCGATCCCGAGCCGCAACCGATCGACGACAGCGGGGTGCCCGACATGGAACCGGAGGTCGATCTGCCCGGGTGGATGGCGGCTCCGGTCTGCTGTCTCGGTCTGCTGGTCGGTCTTGGCTGGGGCTATGGCAAGAAGCTGAAGGAGAAGCTGCTGCCGGCCGCGCAATAGCCGGCGTGTGTGCGTGTTTCCTGTGTCCTGTGATTGGTACGCCGCTTGCGCGGCATCCCCGAATTCGGAGAGAGAACGATGAACCCGAGCGTTGTGATCGTGATTCTGGTGGCCTTGACGTGCGTGCTCGTCGGTCGTGAGATCGGCAAGTGGCTGTTCGGCAAGAACGAGGAGTTGCTGGCCAAGAAGCGGGCCGCGCAAGTGCTCGCCGTGAAACTGCGGGACGCCGGCTTGAAGCTGTTGCCCGCGTTGCTCGAAGATTTCGCCGTGGGCGACGTGAACGATCTGCTCCAGAAGATTCAGGACGTTGCGAAACTGGTGTATTCTGGCAGCGATGCCATCGAGAAGGAACTGGAAGCCACCTACGAGAGCGTGCTGGCCAAGAAGCTCGCCACGCCCGCCGGTCTGGCCCTGGTCAAGGCGAAGATCGCCGAGATCGAACCGCCCACGGCCGCTGCTCCAGCGCCGGCCCCCGCTCCGGCGGCTCCCGTGGCCGCGGCGGCTCCCGTTCAATCGTGAGCCCTCTGGGTAGCGTCCCCGTATCATCGACCCGACGCTGCGGTCATACGCTGCCGGGTTGATTCTCAGTGAACCTGTCGGGCCTCTGCTGCCGCACGCACACTTTGACAGGTCTTTCCGCATCCCCGCGCCCCGGCCGGCCTGATAACCGGCCGGGGCCGGTTCTCCAAGGGCTCTCGGATGCCCCGCGAGCCTTTCGAGAGCCGCAAGTTGTTGTGCTGGAGGTGGTCGCCGTGACCGGTAGAGGTGCGAGAATGACTCGATCCCTTTGCGCGTCGGTGTTGATGCGTTTGTCCGCCATCATGGCGACTGCCTTGCTCTTCGGCTGCGAGCCGACGCCTGTGGCTCCGTGGCCGACGCCTGACCAACGCCACGAGGCGCAGCCGGACCAGCAACATCACCAGTGCTGCCGACCGAAGATCATTGCCTTCGGTGCCGCTTGGTGTTCGGTCTGCGTCGCCGGTCACGCGAAGCTGGACGAGTTAGAGCGAATGGGTGTCGAAGTCGATCGCGTCAACATCGACGAACACCCCGATTTGGTGGCCCAAAACCATATCACGAGCATTCCGGTGTATTTGGTGAGCCGCTGCGGACATCCGACCGTGCGGACGCAGAACATCGACGAGGCCGTCTGCCTGATGAACGAGGTGTTTGGGAGATAGCAATGGCCGAGCGACGGTGTGCCAATTGCCCGCCGACGCCGGCACAACCGGTGCTGCCGCCCGTTTCGGACCTGGCGGCCCAGGACGGCAAGACCCTTTGGCATCATGCCGCCCTGACCTGTCACACGGCGATTGAACTAATGCACGTTTACACGCTTCTCGGTGTCCCGGGAGGCGATCCCGGCCATCTGCGGCGGATGGCTTCCCGTCTTTTGGAAGTGGCGAAGGCCAGTGAGGTGAACAATGCGAATCAGCGTACCCCGTAGCGATTTCCCGTTGGTGAGCATCATCGTCATCACGCCGAAAGGCGAGATGGGCACGGTGGTGGACGACACGCACCGGTATGTTGACATCGAACTGCCGGAAGGCGTTCAGGAAGACGAAGTGGACGTGTACTCGTGCTTCCTCGGTTCCAACCAGAAGCCGGCCCGCGGCTGCGGCCCCTCGTTGCTGCGTGCGGCGACTCGGAAGATCATGTCGGCCATCGGCATCAGGCCGGACTCGGATGCTTCGGATACGGAGGCTCAGCCGGTCCCGGACGCCCCGGCTCCTGCCCCGGATGTTCCCACCCCGGCTGCGGACGCCCAATCGGCCGTGGACATCCCGGCTCCGGTCGCGGACGCCCAACCGACCGCCGATGCTCAGCCGGCCCCGGCCGCGGACACCCAACCGGCCGCCGAACAGCCGGCCCCAGCCGCCGACGCCCAACCGGCCGCGGACGCTTCGGCTCCCGTCGTGGATGTCCCGGCTCCGGTCACGGACACGTCGGCTCCGGCTGCCCCAGCTCCGGCCGCCGGCTAGTGAACCAATGAGGTTGCACAGGACGAACGCAAACTGACCGAGCGAGACGCCAAGCGAACCTGATATGCAACCTCTGATACAGCGGTGGCTACACGATGGGGCAACGATGCGACAACCGGGGTGATCTTTGGGACGCCTTCCAGCACGGCGTCACGGTGGGGTTCAAGAACTCGTCGCTCCGGTCGTGTAGCCGGTGGGCTGAGTATCGCAGGGTGATGGGGGCACCTTTCCCCGGTCCTTATAGCTTCCTGCATCACCCCTGGTGCCGCGAGATGCACAACAGCAAGGCGGCCTTCACCGTGGCGATGAAGGCTGCCCAGTTGGGGATCACGGAAGTCGGGATCAATCGGGCGTTCTTCACGCTCGATCAGTTGAAGCGCGACGTGCTTTACGTGCTCCCGACGACGCTCAACGCGAGCGACTTTTCCAAGGCCCGCTTCGCCACCGCACTGAAGCTCAGCCCTTTCCTCAAGCAACTGTTCGTGGACACCAACACCGTGGGCTTGAAGTCCACGGGCACCAATGTCCTCTACATCCGCGGGAGCCGCGGCGACTCGAACCTGAAGTCCATTCCGGTCTCCGAGCTGGTCTTGGATGAATTGGACGAGATGGACACGAAGGCCATCTGGTTGGCCTTGGAGCGACTGTCCGGGCAGATCGAGAAGCACGTCGTCGCCATTTCGACGCCGACCGTGCCGAAGTACGGCATCCACAAGCTGTTCCTCACGAGCACGCAAGAGCATTTCTTCTTCAAGTGCCCGTGTTGCAGCCGGTTGACGGAGTTCGTTTGGCCCGATTGCATCGAGATCGTCGGCGAGACGGTCAGCGATCCACGCTGCCCGGAGTCGTTCATCAAGTGCAAGGAGTGCAAGCACAAGCTGGACCACAAGGCCAAGCCGGAGTTTCTGGCCGGCGGACTCTGGCAGGCGACGAATCCGCAGGCGGACCCGCAGGAGTCCCGTGGCTTTTACGCCAACCAACTCTACTCGTCCACGGTTTCGCCCGGCGAGATTGCCATTGCTTACTTTCGCGGGCAGGGCGACGAGGTAGCCAACAAGGAGTTTCACAACTCAAAGCTGGGTGTGCCGTTCATCGGCGAGAATGCCCAGGTCACGGATACGATGATCGACAACGCCGTGCGGAAGCATAGCATCGCCGATCTCCGGCCGCTCGTCGGCGGCCGGCGCTGCATCACGATGGGCGTGGACCAGGGTAAGACCGGCTACATCTCCGTTGTGGAGTGGTTCTTCGACGGCGACAGGCGTGTGGACATCAACCTGGCGGCCCTTGGCAAGCTGCTGTGGTACGGCAGGTTCCGGGAAGACGACTTCACCTACCTCGGCCAGTTGATGCGGGAGTGGCAAGTCCTGGCCTGCGTGATCGACGCCGACCCGAACATCAATGACGCCCGGCGGTTCGCCCGCAAGTTTCATGGCTTTGTCTGGCTGTGTCGGTATCGGCGGGGCATTACGGCAAAGGAAATTGCGGTTGCGGAGGAGGATACGGGTGCGCCGATGGCGACCGTGGACCGCACGAACTGGCTGAGTTGCACGCTCGGCCGCTTCAAGGCGAATCCCACGCGCATCCAATTGCCATGCGACATCTCCGTGGAGTACCGCGAGCACCTGAAGAACCTGGTGCGAACCTACGAGAAGGATGAGCACGGGAATCCCGAGGCCGTCTATGTCGAGACCGGTCCCGACCACTACGCCCATTCGCTGGTTTACGCCGACATCGCGTTGACATTTGCGGCGGTCATGGGCGGCGGCACGAATATCAACAAGGTTCTGTAGAGGGACGCACTCGTGGTTGTCCAGTACATCACCAACATTGTCGAGGTCAGGCACCCGAGCTACCTCAGCAGCCTGCTGGACTGGCGCAAGTGGCGCATTTGCTACAACGGCGGCGAATACTTCCGCAAGCTGTATCTCCAGAAGTTCACCGCCCGCGAAGACGAACCGGATTTCCAGAACCGGTTGAACATGACGCCGATCCCCACGTATGCGCGTGTGGCGATCAATGACGTGCGCAACGCCATCTTTCAGCGGCTCAAGGACACGACCCGGCGTGGTGGCAGTGCGGCTTACCAGCGTGCCGTGAACGGCCTGGACCTGGGCGTCGATCTCCGCGGCAACACCATGAACGGCTTCCTGGGCATCAAGGTGTTGACCGAACTGCTCATTATGGGCCGCGTGGGCGTCTACGTGGATTCCCCGCTGGTCCCCGGCAACGCCACCTTGGCGGACGTGCAGAACTACCGTCCGTACCTGTATTTCTATCCCATCGAAGACATCTTGAGTTGGACGTGTTCCAAGCCGGATGAACCGTCCACGTTCCAGGCACTCTTGCTCCGCGACGTGGTGCTCAACTTCGACCAGCGGACCTATCTGCCGACGACGACCGTCGAGCGGTTCCGCATGTTGTGGATCGACCGCGACACGGGCAGGGTCAACCTGCAATTCCTGGACACCAGCGGCAATCCCATCGACCGTGACGGGAACCCGGCCGGGGCCGTGGAGTTGGAGTTGACCCGCATTCCCTTCGTGCTGTTGGACATCGGCGACAGCATGATTAAGGACGTGGTGAACCACCAGATCGCCTTGCTGAATCTGGTGTCCAGCGACGTGAACTACGCCCTGAAGAGCAACTTCCCCTTCTACGTTGAGCAGAGGGACCAGCGAGCCACCGGCAGTCACCTGAAGAATGCAGTGGGTGAGGACGGCACGGCGACAACGGGTGGCCAGCCCGGCGCGGACAGCGACATCAAGGTCGGCACGACGCAAGGCCGGACCTATGACCTGAAGGCGAACCAGCCCGCATTCATCAATCCGTCGAGCGAGCCGCTGAAGGCGTCGATGGGCCTGCAAGCCAAGCTGGAAGACGACATCCGCAAGTTGATTCATTTGGCGGTGGCCGACACGGCGAACCGGGCCACGGCGGAATCGAAGTCGATGGACAACCAGGGCCTCGAAGCCGGTCTGTCCTACATCGGCCTGGTGCTGGAGGCTGCCGAGCGGCAGATCGCCGAGTTCTGGGCGGCCTACGAAGAGCGCGAGACGGCGAAACGGGACATTGCCACGGTCAAGTACCCCGACCGCTACAGCCTCAAGACGGATTCAGACCGGATCGCGGAGGCCCAAAGCCTGGTCAAGCTGATGTACGCCGTGCCGGGGCAGAAAGTCAAACGCGAACTGGCCAAGAATATCGTCTTGGCCCTCTTGGGCGGCAAGATCAGCGTCAACGACATTCAGGCGATCTTCGACGAGATCGACAAGGCTCCCTACGCCACCAGTGACCCAACGACCATCATTGCGGCGGTCGAGGCCGGCTTGTGCGGCGAGAAGACCGGCTCGATGGCCCTGGGCTTCAACGACGACGAGCACATCCAGGCCCGTGCCGACCATGCCGCCAGGGCGATTCGGATTCTGCAAGCCCAGCAGAAGGGCGGCCAATTGGGCTCGCAGACCACCGGCTCCACCAGCCGCGATCCGGCCACGGAGAGACTGGCCGGGTCTGAATCTACGGCCCTGAATGAAATCGCCGGGGACATGAACAGTGACGCCGGGGCGCGTGGCGTCTCCGATCTGTCGGCAAATCGCAGTGCCGGCAAGGAAGAGAAAGCGGTCAGCCGCGATACGACCCTGAAGGACACGACGAAGCCGCCTGTTCGTGGCCAGGGCAAGCGAAATCAGCAAGAGGAAAAGTAGCCATGTGGGAAGTCAAAGAAACGTCGCCATCCAACAGGTTGGCGCATGGGCATACCGTGGTCGGCACTACACCAGTGCCGATCAGCACGCTGACCTTCAAGTTCGTGCGTGGCATCTTGCTGCGGGCACCCGGTCCCAATGACCTGACGCCAAACACCGACGTGATCTACGTCGGAAAACAAGGCGTCACGGCGGATTCCAGTGCGACGGGTGGGATGCCGCTGTTGCCGGGAGGCGTGCTCGAACTGCCCCTGGAAGACCCGTCCCAAGTGTACGTGGTTTCCGGGAGCGATAACCAGGACCTCGCGTGGATGGGGGTGTGACGGCCATGTTCATCTACAGCACGCCCACCGGAGCCACTGGTCCTGTCGGGGCGACCGGACCGGGTGGCGGACCAACCGGGCCTGTCGGGGCGACAGGAGCGGAGGGACCGCAGGGTAATCGGGGCTCGACGGGCCCCACCGGTCCGCAGGGCACTACCGGTCCCGCGGGCGCGAGCGGACCACAGGGTTCCGTCGGCGCGCCGGGTCCCACCGGGCCGCAAGGCGATGCGGGCCCCACGGGTCCGCAGGGCGTCGCTGGGGCGACGGGCCCGCAGGGTGTGGGCGCAACCGGCCCGCAAGGCGACACAGGCGCGACTGGCCCGGCCGGGCCACAAGGCGACGTGGGCGCGACCGGCCCGATCGGCGAGACCGGGCCTGATGGGGCGCCCGGGCCCACTGGTCCCGCTGGTCCCATTGGCGATACAGGACCCGATGGGGCGACAGGACCGCAAGGCGATGTTGGCGCGACCGGGCCCACAGGCCCAGCCGGGGCGACCGGGCCTGCCGGAGCGACGGGACCGACTGGTCCGACGGGCGACACCGGCGCAACGGGTCCCGCTGGAGATCCCGGCGGACCCACTGGCCCGGCTGGTCCGAGTGGCCCGAGCGGGGCCACTGGTCCCACGGGTTCTGTCGGAGCGACGGGCCCACAAGGCTCCTTGGGACGCACTGGGGCGACTGGCCCACAGGGCGTTACCGGAGCGACCGGGGCAATGGGGCCGGCGGGAGCCACTGGACCCGCCGGTGCCCCTGGCCCGCAAGGCAGCGTCGGCGCGACGGGTGCGAGTGGTTCGACCGGCCTGACCGGGCCGGAGGGCACGACGGGTCCGCAGGGCGGTGTCGGCGCGACGGGCGCGATAGGTCTGGCGGGAGCCACTGGCCCGGCTGGTGCCACGGGTCCCCAAGGCGACACCGGTGACACAGGCGATGCCGGGGCGACCGGAGCGACTGGCCCCATCGGTCCTCGTGGCGCGATTGGTTCGCAAGGTGCGGCGGGTCCGCGGGGTGCTACGGGCGCGACCGGTCCAACGGGTCCCAGTGCGGGACTGCCGCCCGCGCCGACGGGCAACAACTTGTGTTGGTACTTGGCATCCGATGCAGACGGGAGCTTGAGTTGGCACGCATTCACCCCTTGACGTGATTGGGAATAGTCATGCAGTTTGACTACGAGCAATCACCTCTTGCGGGTCCAACGGGTTCAACAGGCCCAGCGGGCGGTCCGACAGGTCCGAGTGGGCCTGTCGGGGCGACCGGGCCAAAAGGCGCAACGGGTGCAACGGGCTCGACAGGTCCAAGCGGGTCGAGCGGTTTGGTGGGGGCGACCGGACCGCGTGGTGAAACGGGAGCAGCGGGTGTCGCGGGGGCGACGGGTCCGCGCGGACCGTTGGGGCGACAAGGACCTACGGGGGCCACAGGACCAGTTGGCGCGAGTGGATCGCCCGGTGGCCCCACAGGGCCGGCTGGCCCCATAGGAGCAACTGGACCGACCGGCCCCTCCGCGGCTGTCACGACGGTGGTGACGGGCGAGGTTATCCAAGCGGGTCAACCTGTCTATGTCAATCAGACGGATGCGTCAGCCTACAGAGCAGACGCAACATCGGATGCGTCGAGTCAGGTCTGCGGTTTCTGTCAACAAGATACTGTGTCCGGCGGCATGGCAGCTATCGTGCCGGTGGGGTGTCTGGAATTGGCAGATTGGTCGGTGCCTTTGGGCTTTGCTGCGGGCTCGGCCACTCTCTTGGTTCCCGGGGCCGTCTACTACTTGAGCATCACCGGACAGATAACGGCGAGTTCGCCAGCATCGGGCTTCGTTGTGCAGGTCGGCATCGCCGTGACGACAACGACCCTGGACGTTGACATCAAAACAAGAGTGCGGCTCTAGGCCGAAGGTGTTCCAATGACAGCCTATCGTAAACCACTCGTTCTGGAAAACGGGCAACTGGAACAGGTTCAATCTGGCGACGGCCTTGACACCGGCGCGTTCCAGTTGCCTGCCGGCGTCGGCACGCCAACACAGGTCTTGGCGGTTCCGGCCAGTGGTACGGTGTTGCAGTGGACAAATCCTGGTGCTGGCCCAACGGGTCCCACGGGTCCGGTTGGGGCTACGGGTGTCACCGGAGCAACGGGCGTCACCGGGGCCACCGGGACCACGGGCGCGACGGGACCCGCTGGGGCGACCGGTCCAGTTGGCGCGACGGGCTCGACTGGCGTGACGGGAGCCACGGGCGTCACCGGAGCGACCGGAGCCACGGGGCCGACCTATACGGCCACGTCCACAAGTTCGCTCTCCATTGCAACCGGCAGCACGACGTTCACCACGCAAGCGAACCTGGCCTACCTCGTGGGCAACAGGGTGCGCGCGGCTCACGCGGCTGGGCCGACGAACTTCATGGAAGGGTTGGTCACGTCCTACTCGGGCACCACCCTGATCGTGAACGTCGATCTGGTCGGTGGCGCGGGTGGACCGTACACCGATTGGAACATTGGGCTCTCCGGCCAACAAGGCGTGACCGGAGCAACGGGACCGACTGGCACTACGGGTGCGACGGGGACCACGGGCGCGACCGGAACCACGGGTGCAACGGGCGTCACTGGGGCCACGGGGACCACAGGTGCGACGGGACCCACGGGAACGACCGGTCCGGTTGGCGCGACGGGCCCGACTGGCGTGACGGGAGCCACGGGTGTCACCGGAGCGACCGGAGCCACGGGGCCGACCTATTCGGCCACGTCCACAAGTTCGCTCTCCATCGCAACCGGCAGCACGACGTTCACCACGCAAGCGAACCTGGCCTACCTTGTGGGCAACAGGGCGCGTGCGGCTCACGCGGCTGGGCCGACGAACTTCATGGAAGGGTTGGTCACGTCCTACTCGGGCACCACCCTGATCGTGAACGTCGATCTGGTCGGTGGCGCGGGTGGACCGTACACCGATTGGAACATTGGGCTCTCCGGCCA